GCAATGCCTTTCATCACACCTTCGTCGATGTTCACAGAAGGTGCTACCGGTGTGTCAGCTGCGTCTTTTTCAACCTGACTAATATCACCTTCCATGGTCTTGCGGCTGCAGCCTGCTAATTCCAATACTCTACTGGTAAAATCTTCGCCAATGGGATCGTAGCCAGTGGGTTCATCTACTGTTCCCAATGTACTCGGAGCAACTGGTTCTTCTTCTGTGGGGTCTTCGCTTACGAGAACATCGTCTGTGCTCATCTCTTCATCAATGTCTTCAAATTTACATCCATATGATTCCATGATCTGTAGCATTTTGTCGTCGGCTTGGATCACTATTGCATCCTTTTTAGTTTCAACGACATAGCTTTCTATCAGACATTCTTCTCTGAAATTGATAGCAAAATTATCCCCGGGCATAGGATTATCCATCCACTGCTGGGATTCATTGATGTAATCTCGCAAGCTCTTGAGCATGATCAACCTTTGAATTGTTTATAAAGATCAAACAATCTTGTTTCTTCGCTCTCTGACACCCCTTGTCTCACTGGATTGAGATCAATCACTGGCAATGTGGTTTGTCCAGAAGTCTTACGGCGATTGAGACCTCCAGAAAGTTTATTGACCATAGTATCTGTGTCGGCATAACTTTCTTCAGGACTGTTAGCTAATTCTTCCTCAAGACTTTCGCATCCACAAGGTGTTTGTCCGCAGGTTGAGCAAGCTTCTTTGTAGCCAGATCCTGTATTTAGACCGGCCATCTTGAGTATGGCTGCTAATTGTTCGGCGTCATCATCGGTTGCCGATACTGTGAGACTCTTCTCACCATTCTCGCCCACGCTCATGTTGATGCTCATACCTTCTGAAAGCACTGATTTCAATTTTTTAGTGTAGCTTTCTTCTAGTTGGCCTTCGTAAATACCTTTGCCAAACTGTATACTACCTTTTTTACCTTTGGGGGATTCGGCTGGTGCAGCGGCCACTGATCCTGCTGTGGTGGTTTCTTCTACTTCGTCTTTACCTTCTTCTTCGACCTTGCCGGCCTTCTTGGCTTTCCAAGCAGTGGCATAAGCGATGGATTTTTCACGGTCCGTGAGCTTTCCATCTCGGGCATAACCCTTCTTGATGTGCTTGACCATGCGCTCGGCTTTGGCTCCGGGAGGTGCCACTTCTGCTACAGGCTCTTCGTTGTCTTGTGCCAACATGTAATCACGTGCTGAGTCTACATACTCCTTGGCTAGAGTAATCTTCTTCTGTACCCACTCTGGTAGATCCTGCTCATCTGAAAGTATGCTACTAAGTTCTTCAGCGGCTGCTTCGATGGTGTGCAGTTGCTCTTTGGCCATGTCACCTTCGCGGCCATATTCGCCAGCGTCAGCTTCAGGATCCATGTCTTCTTCAAGGTCGCCTTCTTTGATGGCACCTTTCTTCAGCAGCTTGCTTTTACCAGTGGGGCCTTTGGCTCCTAGAGCACGCTTGCTGCCAGCAGGACGACCGCGCTTCTTGGGTGCTGAATCATCGCGATCTGCATCCATGTCTTCTTCGTCTTCGGGACGGCGCTCATGTTTGACGCCTGTGGCTGTCTTGGTCAATGTGCCTTTGGTAGTACGGATGGTATCACCGGGACGACCATATTTGTCAAAGTCGTCGCGCTGACCATATTCGCGCTCCATGACTTTCTCATCGCTTGTATCACCTGTGACCTTGTATGTCTTGCTTCCAACTTTGAATGTGGGCTTACCAGCACGGATAGCAGCCAGGCGTGCTCCAGTAAAGTCGTTGCCTTCTTCCATGTCGGCTTCATTGACATCTTCTTTGCGCAGTTTGGCCAACACAGCGCCGGCCACTTTCTCGCCGCGCTCTTTGCTGCCATACCGCTCTGCTGCACCTTTGGCGATCTTGGCGAACTGCTTGCCGGGCTTGCCGATGTCTCGGCCGGCACGTGCTTTCTTGGCTGAGTAGTCTCCGGTTGATGCTTCTTCGACTTCTGCTGCACGAGCTTCCATCTTGGCTTTGAGAGCATCTACTCTGACTTCAGCGATAGCTCCTTCTGTCAGAGATGTTTTATCACTGATGTTTGAAAGTTTGTTTAGTATCTGATACATGTCCATTTGAGTATTCCTTTATTTCGTAGCGCCGGTGGCGGGTTTGGGCGGTCTGCGTATGCTGGTCATAGGACCTTTTACTCCCATTGGGAAATCGTTTGTTGTCACTGCTGGAGGAGTTTTTCCTCCCGCGATCGTGAAATCACTACGATAGGCATTTTTCAGTACCGAATGATCATAAGCATCAGCGGAATAATCTTTGCTGAGTTGTTTTTGTTCTGCATCTGGCGCAGGGAAATCTGTGTCTGTTAGGAGATTCTTGCTTTCCTTGTCCTGGCGTTCACGCTCCAAATCCATCTTTTCAGCATACACACGATCTTGGATGCAAATACGATTTGGATCCAGCCCTAATAACTGAGCAATCTGTGTGATCTGCGGAGGTGTAGCAGGATAATTGAAAGTGACATCCATGAATGTCATGCTCTCATTATTGTACTGCGGAAAGTCTGCCAGCGTTTTTTGCACTGGTGTTGTTTTTGGTGCGGTAGCCTTGATCACATCAAACTGTTTGAGTTTCTGCTCAAACTCTTTCATAAATCCCGGTGTTAGATCACCGGCAATTTTGATGCGATAATCAAAGGTTTTGCGCGATTCTGTCAGGTATTCAGCAAAAGTTTTCATATCAATCCCCTATATCCTATTTAGCACTATCTGGCTTCTTTGCCGTGTCGCGCTGTACTAATCTATTGAGAAGCTCGTTACGATCCAACACCATACCGGTTCCGGGTGTCATTGTTTCCTCTTCTGGTGCAGACTGGTCCAGTTTGGCTTTCTGCAGTTGCAGCTGGATCATCTTGAGCTTTTTGTTCATCTTGGCTGTTTTAGCTGTTATAGCGTGTCCCAGCAAGGTAGAGGCCACAGAGAAAATCTCAGAGGCATACCTTGAATCCACATTCATGCCCAGATCCATGAGATTTTCAAAATTTTCTGTGGCTTTGGCAGCCAGCTCGTCCATCTCTCGATCGGATGCTTCTAATCCTCGGACTGCTGGGAGGGCGGCTTCGATCTTGTCAAGGGCTGCTAGAGTCTCTGGCATGACGGGCAGGTTCGTCTCGATGTCGTTTTGTGCTTCGGATGTTGGTTCCTGATCTGGGGAGGGATCTTCAATCCGATCTGGCAGATCAAAGAGGTCTTCGAGTTTTTTTGTCATTCCGTATTTACTGATCGTACAGTCCAGCCTCTCCAATTTGATTTTTTACCAGAATTTACACTAGACATATGAGTGTAGGTCAACCCTAACTCTCTACATCCATCTTTGAGCCTATCATAATGATATTCATTTCCATCCGGTGATACTATAATAACAGATTTTCCTGATCTATAGATTCCACTCTTGCCTTTGTTCCAGGGCTCATACCCTTCTTCTTTTATTCTCTGCCATCCTTTTTTCATGGCTTCTATATGTTCTTCTGGTCTTTTCTTATTTTTATGCATACCCGGAACTCCTCCTCCTTCACCATACTCGGGTTTCAAATTAGCCCAATGTTTAGATTCAACTACATTCCATAGATCACTGTAATACTTTCCGGCATCGCATAGAGCTTGATAATCGTCTGTCTCTAATAATATAGTTGTGTCAACATTGTCGCCATGTTTTTTGAGATGTGATAACCAATAAACACCGGAACCTTTATAGACGTGAGGATTTTTACGAGTGAATCCCAGATAGTTGAGGTTGGTTTGACGATGTGTTTTTTGATACAAATAATAAGTCATGCTGTATTTAGCTGACTTTGCATAATTTACTTCTTGCCGTTTCTAAAAATATCGTCCTCTGTCAATACTCTAAAAGATAATCCGGCTCGCTTACACCAGGCCTGTGCTGCCGCCCACTTAGCGTAATTCACTGCTACTATAGCTTTATCGCGCTGACTAGCTTTGCTCTCAAGGACGCTTTGTTTTTTGGGCTTGATCTCTATCAACTCGGTTATGACCTTGTTGTTTTTGGTCCGGTACTGTATAAGAAAATCTGGTATGTAGTTGGTCATCTTTCCAGTGAGCGGATGGCGGTACGGAATAGCGATACTTTCGCTAGCCCATTGTAATATGTTTTCATTGTTGTCACAAAATTTCATAAATGCCCATTCCCACCCAGACCGATATTTAGGTTTGCCTTTGCCCACATATTTTTGTGGGTTGCGTACTTCAAAAAAACCTTGGGCAAAATTCCTACTCATGGTAATACATTACGGGCAGCATAGAAATTAGGAGTAACCAATGCCGAGACTCCCAGTAATGTAGTATTGCTACGTAGATTGTTGAGATAATAGCATAGTGTAGCGGTAAGCTGTATCTGATCCTGGCCTTGTATCTCTGCCAACAATTCCATCACTGGTCGTTTAGTTTGTTCGGAGATCTGGAACAAAGTCACCGTGAAGTTTTTAGCGGCCAATGGATCTGCAAAAACTCGACGGAAATAACTTTCTACTACATCATAGTCGTTGGCATTGACTTGCGTTTCAAAATTGTAAAAATTATTGAAGACACGTACTGTGGGATCTAGTTTAGGATCTACATAATTGATCGTGCTGCTCATCTTGGTACCTGTTGTGTAGGCGGACCTTGGACCGTTGGTGTTGCTGATCTAGGCTGTGCCGGATTAGTTGTGGTTGGGTTAGTCTGCGCCGGAACTTTAGGAAAAAAGAATCCGTCGGCTGCATTGGCAGTCTGTCTCACCGCTCCAGGAAGCTGACCTTTTATTACATCTTTGACCACTGCATTGGCCTCGTTCTTAGCGATACTCTGTAGATCTTTACCTTTGAATGTCTGATACGCTGTACCAGCTTTTTGTATAGCACCAATCACACCAAGTACCGATCCTGATTGCAGATCGTTCACAACACCTCCGATGGTATCAATCAGACCGCCTTGTCCTAGTATGCTTGTGGTAGAACCTGGTCTGGCCAATGGACTTGGCTGGGTATCATAGCGATCCTCTTTAGCGAATCCAGTGACGATGTTTGATGCGTTGGCAGCATTCATCTTGCCTTGATAGTATTTCACTGTCTCGTATCTCACAGTCATCTGGTGTTCCATCAACCCGTTACCTTGGCTGTAATCATAGGTATCGTGGCGCCATTCGGTGATCATTGGGTTGATCAGTACATAAGCACAGAATTGATGTCCGTCTGGGCCATTGGCGAGGCCAAATATAGTTATGTCTCTGAAGAAGGGAGGTTTACCACCTGTGCCCGATGATCCATCTGTGTAACTTTCTCCCACATATCCCCAATCGTTCACGGTGCGATCATCGTTGTAGATGTCTCTGCCATTGTAGCTGAGCTTGGGATCGCCACCGTTGCCGCTGGCTCCCATGCTACCTTGGGTAACTGGAACATTCCAGTATTGTTGGGTAGGATCTTTATAATAGTAAGCGAAATAATTGTACCACATGTTCCGGATGAGATCATTACCATCATCATGGAATGTAAACTGGCAGGGATTATAGTCAATTTTTTTCTGTATCAATCTTTTACGATTGTACTGGTTCATCGTTTCGACTTCGATGTTGTAGTTAGGAAGTTGTACTGTCTTGACCATGAGACCAATATTCTTTTGATCTGTGGTATCAAATACTTCACGTAACTTAGGGATACCTCCAACCACGTCTGTGTTGAGATTGAAATAGACGTGGAAGAGGAATTTATAACGAGGCGCCAGCTCATAACCGTTGGCACGGAAAGTCTTGCTGGCGTGCGTGTAGTCCTTTAGATAGTCACTTCCAAAGAACCCCTTGAGGAAGTCCGATCCAAAAGACATATCGATTATAGAGAAACTAAACCGCTGGTGGCTGTTCCCAAAGCTGTTCCAACAGCAGCACCAACACCAGAACCAACTGGGGTCTGGATAGCGTTATCAAATCTCATGGTCATAGAGATCGTGACTGGCGCTGACTCTGAGTAGTTCAGATCGTTGTAGTTTACTGAAGTAACAAAGCAACCGTAAAGTTCCCAAGTTTCTAATACAACTGGGGCCGATGCGCCATTGCCGCCATCGAGGATTTCACAACGTGTGATGAACTTATAGTCACCACCTGAAGCAGCAGATGCTTGCTCCATAAAATCCAATTGGCGTTGCAGTTGCTCGCCAACCAGTTTAGCGACGTTACCACCTGCGTCGTCGCGAAGGTTGACTGTAATTGCCTCCCAGGTGTGCTTACCAGCCAGGAACATACGGCTGTTATAGATATCTACAGTCATTTCATCAAATGTGACTGTGGGACGTGTAAAATCGATGACTTGTTTGGTCAGTTCGGTCCGAGGTGTGCTCACGCCAAAGTTTTCAAATACCACTCGGAAGCGATATTTGAGCTTGGGCATCAGCAAGCCCTGATCTCGGGCGCTCTGATCGCTCGCCAACGGCACTGTCATTTTTGTTAGTGATGCTACGGACATGTCGGTCTCCTAATATGCAATTATTTATGGCAGATGATATCAAAAAAAATGGGGCCAAAGCCCCATTTTTCTGCACTAGCGGTGCTGTTAGACTGCACTTGCTGTGGCCACTGTGCCAGCTGCGATCTCACCTGTGTTCTTGATTCGCACAGGAATGTAGATAAACTCAACAGCTTTCACTGGTTCGATTGCGATATCGATCCACAGTTCATTGCGATCAATTCGAGCAGGTGTATTGTTTGATTCATCGCAAACTACCAGGTAATCGTAGATACCACGTTTTGCCACGAGATCATTCAAGAGATTTGAAACTGCATTGGAAATCTCGTTACGAGTGATCTGATCATTGGGTTCAAAAATGTAGCTCTTACCAATGGTCTCAAGACGTGCTCTCAGGAACGCAATCAAACGTGCTACGTTAATACGATCCAATGCTGAAGGTGTTGCTGCTTCGGTCTTGTTACCATAGTTAGTGATACCAGTACCAGGTATAAATGTGATTGGGTTGATCTTGTTTTCATACAAGACATCACGGATGCTCTGGCGGATCGCAGTCTGCACAAACTCACCGGTAGTTGAGTTCACATATCCCAGAGCGAACGCATTGTCAATCACACCACGGCGTGTACCTGCAGGGGCCAACCATGGGAAACTGACTTCATCGCTGCGCAGGATAGTACGCAACATCATATGACTTGCTGGCTGTACCACGGTCTGGCCTGACAGATCTGTTGTCTGGCATGAAGGATAGAATGTACCCAAGTAAGGATCAGCAGTGACTAAACCATCTTCGCTGTCTGTTCCGGTACCAAAAGCGTCTGTTGCCCAGTCAATGATCGCATCGGGTGTGTCTGGCAGACGCAGAGGTGTGTCACCAATAACGAAAGCTGTGTTGCTGCGTTCGTTATTGAGAGCCACCATGTTGGGGATCAGCTCGGGATAGTTTGGAGCAGCGATCAGATTGAATTGGCGCTGTTCTTCACGCAGATCTTGTTGGGAATCAATCGCGGTCTTCATCGCAGAAACCACTATGTTGCGAACAGCACGGCGTCCCATATATGGAGAACCGTCGCTCTTCAATCCAGATGCTGTGACCCAGGTGTTTTTCACCGAGGGCAATACTGAATCAGGGAAATCAGTTGCGTTGAAGTAATTGACTTGGAAGCTCTTGACATTGAAGCCCGAACGACGCATGTTGAATCCCAACATACCTGCGGGATACAATGCATAGTTTGGTGCATCAAGATCCAGATAATCGCTGGTCAACAAACTAGCAATAGTTGGGAGAGGATCAGTGATAGGATCTGTAGTTCCGTTTGTCGCCCAACGGAAGTCTGCGAATAGGACACCATTTTCAGTGGTCTGATCGGTGTTGTCTAAGAGAACCCATTGATCTTGTCCGTTGACATTCTCCCAACGGCTGATCACAGGATAATTCTCAAGATCGCTGGTGTTGATCCAAAGGTCACCATAAACCAGCGGTGTTTCGTCGCTCTGTTGTATAGGAGCGGTAGCCGAAATGATAGGACCTGCTGGATCGGTGTTGGTCAGATTGAATCCACGAACATCGTTGGTCACTGTTTTGTAACCGGCCCAACCAGTTCCTGTATTGATCATGATATCAACCTGGTCGATCGCGCTGTAATACCACAAACGACCATCTTGTGGATCTTGGTCTGGGGATACATCGCTGGCAGTATAAGTCAGCGATACCCAGTTGCTCAAAATGTAGATATTTGTATCCACCGATCCGTTGGTGTAACCGTTGCGCACGCCATCGACTGATGTGTCAATTCCTGCATCAGCTACTGGAGTACCAGCAGTATCGGTGAGGATGATCACGCCACCTTGTGTGTGCTGGATCTGGATGGCTCCGTCTGCTGTGACTGTTGCGGTAACAGGCGCACCGCTGGGGATAGCAGCCAAGAAAGCAGTGACGAAATCAGCTGCACCAAGCGTGCCACTAGCTGGTAAAGTAGCAGTGACGGGTGTGGTCAAAGTGCTTGTGTTTCGTACGCTCCACTGGATAGTGAAAGTATCGCTATTCACAAATGATGGCGAAGTGTCATCAGCCAAGATAATGGTATTGCCACTGGCCTGGCGCTCAAACAATCTGAATGTAGCTGTGTCATTTTCGCTGACATCGTACTGGGCATAGGTGCTGCCCACAGAGATATTACGGCCGCCGCCTGCGGGATCCAAGGCGTAGTTTGCGCTCTGATCATTTTCATAGACAGGGCAATTCTGCTGGATGAACTGGCCTAGTGCCGAATCAAATTTCTTGACTACGAGGTTAGTACCTTGATTTACTACGTTGATTTTGTTCCAAATAGAACCGGTAGGATGCGGTTCGCTGTCGGTGCTTCTCCAACGTGGTACGGTATAGTTAGGACTTTGTTGCAACACAGGTGCATAATATAGACGCTCTGTGATACCAAGGGCGGTCAACAATGTTCCAGTGCCATTGGTAATGTCAAGGATGCCGTTGCCACTATCAGTGGATCCGTCGTTGGTTCCATTAGAATCAACGTAGATTTCTAGTTTACCATTCACGGCTTTGGCGCTGACGCCAGCGATCGCAGCATTATTGATCGCTGTGGCCATAGCGGCTACTGTAGTACCACTCAATGTGACCAGTGTGTCGTTGAGATAAATGCTCTGACCGTTTGTCAAAGCAGGATTGGTCTCTGTGCCGATCACTGTTGGCCATGAGTTTTTCCAAGCGTCTGATCCAACCAATACCCAGGTATTGGCATCCACTACGGGGTCGCTGACCGTATTGCCAGGGCTCTTGAAATACACAGGATTATTGGCATTGGTAGCTACTACGCAATAATCACCGATGTTTCCGATAGAATCTTTTGGCACACCGCCATCGAGATCATCGGTATCAGTGATCACGATAGGAGTCTTGGAAGTGAAAGCACCAGTAGTAAAGCTCCACTCGAAAACGCCCCAGACTGTTTCAGTGGTGTCTAACCAATAGGTGCCATTGTTGGGATCACCAGTTGGACGAGAAAGGCTAGCAGTGAGTTCGCTAAGGTCAATATCTGCACGTTGCACGTAGGCTCTGTTGGATATTCCCAATACCGAATATGCAGCTAGAAGACCATATTCATTGAGTTCGTAACCATTGATCGGAGCGCCAGCTGTGGTGCTGTAGAAGAATGGATTACCAAACGTGTTGACCAGATCTCTCTGGCTAGATATTAAATAGACTTTGCCGGCATTGGCTGCGGTTGTGCCTGCAGCGACGCCTACTCCGCTACCCGAGATCTTGTTTTGTGCTGTCGCGATCAGGATATACGGTACCGAATTAGTTGGGGCTGGTAGATAGTTTGATTCATCAATGATGCTAACTTCTACGCCTGGGGAAACTAGTGCCATGTGCTTGTTCCTTTAAAAAAGTTCTATTCATATTTAGCGATAGGCACCAAAACCAGCCCAGATACGTGCCCTTGAGTAAGGTTTTCCTGTAAATACCTGCATGAAAAGACCATTGTGCCGGGCATGTAATCGTAATCCTGCTGCTATCAATTGCTATCGAGGCGATCGTTTGTACTATAGATCTCGTTGCGATTCGTGCATACGCAAAGGTCGTAAGCAAAAAGCTCCTGTGCCACGCTGGCAAGCAGCAGGATACAAGAAAAAGATGACTTGCGATCGTTGCGGATTCCGTGCCCGCAGTTCAGCACAGATGTTGGTATATCACATCGATGGTAATCTCAATAACTCAGAGTTACGCAATCTCAAAACTATATGCCTAAATTGCTCTATAGAAGTTATTCGAGAGGATTTGCCCTGGCGGCGCGGAGATCTCGAAGAAGATCGTTGATCTGCTGATACAAGTGGTCCAGTGATCCGTTGTTATCTAACACTGCATCAAACTGGGTGCCAACCCAGGCAGTTTCACTGGCATGGATATCTAACTTCTCCATGCGATCCTTGGACAGGGCCCAACCTAGATTTTTTTCTGGGCCTCGGTTCAAGCAAACTGCATCATCGTACCACGACGGTTCTGGGCCACGTACCACCCGCACTACTATACCACCTTGATCCCTTATAGCACGTATTTCATTGGGGAATCTACAATCGCTGATTACCACATCATCTTGGGAAGTTCGCAGTTTGTTTTCCAGGCTAGCGATCCAGATATCATCATGGAATCCGCGACGACACACTTCCGTGCCCCACTGTTGTAAGATCCATCGGGGAGTGATGGCCATGTTTAGCCTTTTGCTCCACCATTCATCGATCTGATCTCGCCACTCACGGCTTTGTTTGGTGCGCCCTTCCAACATGGTGCGATCCCAACCAAACACTGCAGCACAAGAATCTTTGAGTGTGTTAGCGAAGCTTTCCCTGCGGAATTCATGCACATTGACCAGATAGTCTGCGATGGTGTCTTTGCCGCTGCCGATGAACCCCACCACGCCTATAATCATAGGGTCTCTATTTTTTTTCTTTACATTTGTTTCCATGCCACCTCGCAAAGTTCATTTGATCTATTATTTTACTACAATGAGGACACTCTAGTCTAGGTGAATTGAGTTTTTCTTTTCGTTTTTTTTCTCTCTGCTCAATGCTATGTTGTTTTCCAAAAAATCCATTTTTTTCTCCAGAAACAGCAAGACTTATTTTTCTCTTAGTTTCATCACTATGCGGGATGCCTTTATTAGGTGCATTTTTTCCCTTGCGATTTTTTGACGCACTCTGTTTCCACAATTCAGATTTTGGCTTCGATGCTGCTTGCGACATTTTTTTCTTTGTTTCATCTGAATGTGATTTACCAAGAAAAGTTCCGGGTGTAGTTTTGAATCGTTTGTTCTGAGAAATAGACATTTTTGTTTTTACTTCCAACGGAACTTCTATTTTCTCTTTTAGAGTCTTATATAAATGGCTATTTACTTTGTATCTTTGTTGTTTTGGCCCTTGCACATTTTTCATCATGTTAGCAGCCTTATGCATCTTATATGCAAATTCTTTTGAAATCATTTTAGTTAGCAACAGATGACAAATAAAATGTTCTCTTGCTGTTAATTTAACTATATTTTCTTTTTCATTTATTCCCCCTAAACACTTAGGAATAATATGATGTTTTTCACCATAATCTTCCAAAATTCTATTTTTAGCTCTTTCAATTATATTATAGTAAACTTTTTTGTAATTCATTCTATTATGACTTTAGCTACTTATAAATATAACTAAATTTTTAAAAACAATTATTTTTCTGTAAAATGTGTTTCCTCTGTAAAAAGAGTAAATCTTTTATTTTTAATAGGATATCTTTCATAAGATGAACCTATTACATCTCCAATTATTGCGCCGAGCATATTTGTTTGTTTTTATATTGTTCAAGAATATATTCTAAATAATTAAATTGCGACTGTGAAACATCTTTATTTTTTTTAAAATGTTTTTCAACACCCTTAAAGAAATCTTTATGATCCTGTGAAGCATTTTCGAACTGTTTAAATTCTTTAAACATTTCTTTTATTTGTTTCTGTTTTTCAACAGAAGCAGGAATTACATTATATTTTTTCATTTTTTTAATTTATTGTAAAAGAATCACCAACTTTAACTTCTTTATCTAATTTAACACATGAAAATTTTCGATTAACCCACTTATTATAATGTATATTAGAACTAATGCGACATTCTTCTTCTATTTCTTTAAAATCTAAAATTAAAAACGGTTCTCTTTTATCATTGAAGAGAATCTTATCACTTTCGTTAATATAATTATCTTCAAACATGACATAACCTTTTAAAGGATTATCACAAAGTCTCTTAACCTTTATGTGTTTCCGACAGTTTAACATATATAAATTTAGCAAATTCACCTAGACCTATTTGCTCGTCAATATGATAA